TTAGTTGTCAAAAGGAAATGATACACCTACGCGACGGGAACTCGGCGCTTGCGCTTTTCCTGTGCCTGTAATGCCTCTGCAGCAAAAATCAGTTTCCACTGCTCTGCAGTTTTACCCTCCACCGTCGGCGGCTCCGCGGGGGGCAGAGTGGGCCCGGGGAATAGGAGGAAGTCTCGGATCATGTACGGCTCCGGCCGAGTCTTGCTGTCGCGATTCAGGTTCGCCAGTACCGAGATAGCGTGCGCATTCATCGCGTCCGCGACCGGAACGCTCATCGGTCGCTCAATACTGAAAAATTCCTGCCAGCCGAGGAATTCCTCGGCCGGCATCGCATCGATTTGACCAATCGTCATACCAAGCGCGAGCGCCGTCCTGTACTTGGACAGGCGCTCGTGGTCGTCGCTTAGTTTTTTGCGTCTGGCGCCTTGACGAAGCCGTTGAGCTCCAACGCCAGCGCGGTCAGCTTGTCGATCTGCTCGTTGCTCGACTCCTGGAGCGCCGGGATGTCCGCTGCGCTCAGCACACTAGCGCCGGCGGAATCGATGACCGAGGCGGCGACCAGGCGCAGGCCAAAGGAGTCGCTGTTGCCAGCGGCCTTCATGGCTATGCGGATCGCCTCGACTTCAGCCACCGACAGTTGGCGGATGCTGAAGCCCTTGATGCCGCTTGGTACGGTCTTCGGCTTCAGCGCCGCCAGCAGCCAGGCCTTGTCAAATTTCGTCGTCACGGTGCCTCCACGGAAGTGATCGTGATGTCGCCAGTGATCTTGATCGTCATCTGGATTTCCAGCTTGCCGTCGACCTTCGCGTCCGGGCCCGCGTATTTGGTGAGGAAACCGGAGAACCCGATCGTGATGGTCGACGTCGGGGTCGTAATGACGACCTTGTAAGGCGATGTCACGCCATCGTTCATGTCAGCCCGCATTGCGGACTGCACGGTGCCGTTGGTGAAGTTGCACGACACGTCGCAGGTGCCGTTATCCTTCAGGCCGGCGATGAACTCCTTGCTGGTCGACCGCAGGTGCGTCACATCGATCGACGAGACGCTCACGCCGCCGAGCTTGATATCGCTGGTTTCCTCGAGGTCGGTGAACACGGCGCCAACGCCATGCTGGATCGTGGTCCCCTGCGCGCGGATGGCGCCGGATGGGGTAGAGATGGTCATGCATCCTCCAATATAAAAAGACCCGCATCAGCGGGCGGGTTGAGATCAGTCGTAAAACCAGAAGGAAAAATCTTGCCGGTGCCGGTACAGCTTGGTATCGGACTCATGGGTGGAGCCCTCGTTGACGAACGACGCGCCGAGCTTCGGCTCGGCCAGCACCGCCCGCCGGATCGCATCTTTCAGCAGGGTGACCTGCGCTTTGGTTGACGCGTACACGTCCACTTGGAACTGCGGGTTAGCCAAGCCGCTGTCTCCGGCCAGGCTGCGCACACGATTGCCGGAGACTTGGGTATGGACGATGTATGGTGCCATGTCACCCTGGTGCGCCGTATCGGCACGCACCTTTAAACCAGCCAGCTCCGGTGCGGCGAGCAGGCAAGCGGCCAGGACTTGATCGACCGTGCTCATTGCTCGATGACCTTCAAGATATCCTGCGTCAGCTGCGCGGCGACCTGCGGGCGCGCTGCCTCGACGCCCGGGCGGAAGAACGGGTGAGCCGGCATCTTGCTGGTACCGTACTCCTGGAAGATGGCCTTATGCTCGTCTCCGCCGCGGCCGCTATGCACGACAGCGACGGTAACTGTGGCGGTGTCCTGGCGGCCATCCGTCGCTTCGTCTAGATTGGCAGCCATGTCGCCCGTGTCAACCGGCATGCGGCTACGAATTTCGCTAAACACGACGTCGGCTGCACTGACGGCTATTTGTGGCAGCTGCTCGCGCAAGCGACCGTTCAGTGCAGCGACGGCCGTCTGCAGTTCCGACAAACCTGTTACGTCAGCCATTGTTCACCCCTTCCGTGGCCAGCAGCGTGATCTCGCGATTACGCTCGTCGATATTCAACGCTCCGCCGATACTGAATACCCGTGTGCCGTACAGCGCGCGCATGGTGGCGACCAATTTCGGGCTCGCGAGCGCCGGCTGGTACCGGACCGTGATCTTGTGGCTGACTTCGACCTGGATCGCCTGCGCGGCCACCAGTTCGCGCCCGGCCAGAGGCTCGACGCCCGCTGCGATCTTGCCGTCCGGTGTTGCGAACACGTTCACCCACCCCGTCAACGGCTCGCCGAATGAGTCGTCTCCGCTCGCGGGCACCTGCAGCTTGATGCGGTGGCGCAGTTCCCCGGCGCGCATCAGGCGTAGCTCCACACGCGGAAAGGGTCGAGCAGCCGGTCGACAAACGGCAAATCAATCGACGCCACTCGCTGGCCGACGACTATCTCCTCGCGGTTTTCGTACATGGCGCCAACGCGCATCAGGATCCACGCCTTGAGGCCCGGCGGAACGGCCGTGTCGTCACCATAGCCGGCGGTGTGGCGGATCTGCACGGCATTGGTGACGTTCTGTGTGGCGGGCCAGTAGGTGCCGGGTGCCGGGGTGATTGCGCCCGGCTCGCTCACGTTGTCGACCACGTATTGTGTCGGCGCCAGGGTCTGCAACACCCCGCCCAAGTCTATGTACTGGACCGATTCGACGGACTGTAACGTCGGGAATGGAAGGTCAATGCGCCCGCCCCTGAAGCGCACCGCATAGTTGCGCGTCGTCATCCAGCCGCTCGGTAGCTGGTCGGCCGGCACATACCCGGGCAGCACGCCGGAATAGGAGTACAGGGGGAACGCATCGAGGAACAAGTCCCACTGCTGGGTGACGAAGGCGCGCCGGCAGACGTTCTCCGCGTGCGCGCGCGCCGCGCTAATCAGCATGCCGATCAGCGCGTCGTCGTCCGCTGTATCGACCCGCAAGTGCACCTTCGCCTGCTCCAGCGAGACCGGTTCAACCGCCGGTGCGGTGACGAGTCGCATGCCCATTGCTTATGGCGCCGGTGTGGATTCCGGATCGGCGCCGGTAGCTTGCGCCGGAGTCGGGGCGGAGGACGATTCCGGGCTCGATTCCGCCACGTCCGCGACGGTGTGTGCCACCGCCTGCACGCCCTGGGTCAGCGCGTACGCGACCGAATCGGGGTGCGTATCGACCGAACCATCCTGCTGCAACGCGCCGGCCTGCTGGGGCGTAAAGGCCACTACTTGACCGGCCTTGTACGGTACACCGTCGGGTTGGATATCGCGCAGGATGCGGGCAAGCTTGCCCTTGAGCGCCTTCGGTTTTTCTTTTGTCATGTTTGCTCCAGATGTAAAGTGGCGGTCGTGGGACTGCCATGGATTCAACGACTCCACCGTGCAGACGTCTGCACGGTGGGCTTGCCTGACGATTACGTCGCGCTGTTGACGTAGGCCTTGACCGCGCCGCCAGCGTCGATCAGGTTGCCGCCGCTGCGAGAGAAGCCGACGAAGCCGATCTGGCCGTTCAGGGTGAAAGCCGAGTCGGTCATACGGAAGATCGTCAGGTCCATGACGTCACGGATCACGTACTTCGACAGCTGGCCGAACAGGATCGACTTCGCGTTCGCTGCCATCACCGGCATGTGCTGGTTGATGTTGATCGGGCGGCCCATCAGGCGGTCCGGCGCACCGCCGTTGACCAGTGCATCGCCTTCGTAGCCCGGCACGAAGATCGGGCGGCCTTGACCGTCCTTGATCTTGCGGATCGCACGCACCGAACTGTCGTGCATCATGTATCCGACACCGGGCGCTTCGCGGTAAGCCGGGTCGACGGAGTGTTCCAGGTCGACCAGGTCATCGTAGAGCACCGTGACGGTTTGTCCGACGGCGCCGATCTTGCCGCTGCCGGCCGCCGTCGTGATGCCGCGCGGCTGGCCGACGCCAGAGCCGGCGGTATAGTGACGGTTCTGGATTCGGCCCAGGCGCATCGCGAGCAGGCCCTGGATGTAGGCCTCGAGGTCGATGAACGAGTCCTGCACCAGCTCGAACGGCAGCGCGATTTTCTTCGACGAGTACTTGTACACGTCCATCGCGATGTTGGAGAAAACCGTGTCGAGCGCCGTGACAGGCACGTTCTGGCCGAGGATCTCGCCCTCTTCGGCGGTCGGGTCCGTCGCCGGGAAGTTCATCGTGGCGCCGGTGCCAGTCTGGATCCGGGTCGCGACCTTGCGCATGCCGCCAAAGGCCGCCATCGCGACCTCGAGCTGTTTCTGGTACTCGGTCGCGACGGTAAAGCCGCCTTCGGTGCTGGTGGTCGTCGACATCGCATTGCGGATGTCGGGGGTCTGGCGCGCCAACATGCGGGCGCGGTCCTCTTCGGCCATGTTGGTGATACCGCCAGCCATGAAGGCGCGCAGCGCCTTCGATTCCGGGCTCTGCTTGGCCGGATCGCGCGTTGCCGAATTCAGGAGCGCATTGTGCTGCGCCTGCGGGTCTTCCGCGGCCAGCTGGGTGCGGCGTTGCTCGCGGCCGATGTCCGCGTCGATCGCTTCAACTTCAGCCAGGACGCAATCCATTTTCTTCGCATCCTCGGCCGACATGCGCGTGTTGGCGGGGTACTTGTTGTTGATGTCATTGGCTTCCTTCGCCTTGACGTTGCGCAGTTCGCGCAGCTCTTGCAGTTTGCTCATGTGATTACCTTTTCAAGGTTGACCGCTCGCGCAGGTCATGGGGACGAAAAAAAACCGCCCGTAGGCGGCCAGGGTCAGTTGCGCGAGGCGCGTCACTGATGGCGGTTAACGCGGTTCATCAGCTGCAGGCGCTGCTGCTGACGCTCGCGGTGTTCGTTGCTGATCCCGGCCGGTGGCGGAGCGGGTGCTTTGGCGTACGCGCTCAGATCCCAGCGCGCGTTCGCCTCAGGGGCATCGGCTGCGACACGGTCGGCCAGCCCGGCGTCGACGGTCTCCTGCGCGGTGAACCAGGTCTCGGCTTCCATCAGCGTCATGATTTCGTCGGTCGTCTTGCCGCTGCGCGCCGCATACTGGCTGGCGATGACGCCATCGACCTTGCTCAGCAGGTTGGCCGTCTCGGTCAAATCGCTGGCGTTACCGTAAGCGAATGTCCAGGCGCAGTGGATCATGTACATGGCACCGTTCGACATCACGATTTCATCGGCAGCGGTGGCAATCACGGTAGCCGCGCTGGCGGCATAGCCGTCGATATACGCAATAACCTTGATGCCACGGTCACGGATGTCACGGATCGCGGAAACAATGGCCTGCGCGGCGAACACATCGCCGCCCGGGCTGTTGATGCGCATGTGCAGGGTGCCGAACACGATCGCACGAATCTGCGGTACCAGTGTCTGCGCCGAGACTCCGCCGAACCACTCCGCGCTCGCATCGTCGGCGACAATCGCCTCGTAAAGGTAGACCGTGGTATCGGCGCCTTCCGACTCCATCGCGCGCGGTTGCGCCTGGCCGCGATTGCTCGCAAGCAGTTTGATCAGTTTGTTCATTTTGTCCTTATGCGTTGGCGGGGTCCGGCGGTGTATCGGCGGGCAGCGGATCTGGATTCGGTTTGCCGATGCCCTTGTTGATCTCATTGCCGCCATCGATCGGTGGCAGCAGTTTCGCGTGGCGCACTTCGTTGATGGTCATCCATCCGGGTTCGCCGGCCCGCCCCAGTGCGATACGGAACGAATCGTTTTCCGTCTTCAGGTCGCCGCGCTCGATGCCCGACACGTCGAACTCAACAAAGTATTGCTGGCGCGTCGGCCACAGCTTGCGGTTGAACTCTTGCTGAAATTTTCGCAGATCGCGCAACAGGGTGTACTTGACGAAGCCGCGGCCCATGTTCTCCTGGCCAGTCCCCCAGCTGGTCGATTTCTCCGTGCTGCCGACCATGAATGGCGGGACGCCGAGGACGCGGCAGATCTCCTCCAGGTTCCAGCTCGCCGTGGCAAGAATTTGGGAGTCGACTGCGGATAAGGTCAGCTGCTGGACCTCGAGGCCACCGGTAAGGATCGCCGGCAGGTGCGAGTTGGCGACGCCGCTATGCCGCTCGCCCCAAGTTGCGCGCAACAGCTTTGCCTGCTCTTCCGTCATGCTCCCCGGCGTCTTCAAAGCGAAGTCAGGCCGAGCGCCATTGCTGAAGAACCGAGCGCTGTACTCGCCAGCTGCCAGGGAGGTCCCGATCGACTGCCGCGCAGCGTACGTGATAGGGCTGGGGCTGCGAACGCCGTCATAGCCCAGACTGGGGATATGGA